ACCCCGTATGGGACTATCAACCGACAAGTTATAAAACGCGATTTCTTTGCGCGACGGGAAGAGACGGTACACGAACTGCGCATGAAGACCCCACATATCGTCCTTGTTCACTACCGACGCCGATGTCGTGTACTGCTGTCCATCCCGAGACCCCGCTTGTATCATGTTATTGACTATATCCATCCACATATACTCAATATACGCATCACTTATATTCTTTCTGTATTTATTGTTCTTGAACTGTTCCGTATTCATATTGAATTTTTTGTTATTCAGTTTGATCACTAGCGATGTCATATATACTTAATATTAATAAATTATTTTTAAAACAATCTTTCATAAATACTAAGGGGTACCCCTATGGCTTAAGGATTTGAAACATAGTAATAATAACGAAGTATGAAGTATGAGAAACTGTCACATCTAGAACACATTATAAAAAGGCCCGATAGTTATGTCGGGTCTACAAAACCCGACACGACCCCCTCATGGGTTTTGAACAAGGGGGCATTTATTAAGCAAAATCTAACCTATCCACCGGCTTTGCTTAAAATCTTTGATGAGATTCTCGTGAACGCGCTCGACCAGCACGCCGTCGAGCCTCGAAAGACTACGAAAATTGATGTGAGTGTCAATGAGAATACAATTTCCGTAACCAACAATGGGACAGGCATTCCCGTTGTTAAGCACCCAAAGGAAAATGTATGGATCCCCGAGCTCATTTTTGGGACTCTGTTGACAAGTTCGAACTATGACGATGAGGAGGCTCGCACCACTGGTGGTCGTAACGGTTACGGGGCAAAGCTCACGAACATTTATTCATCTAAATTTGAGTTGCATGTGAAGGATCCGGTGAATCATTTGCAGCACACTTGGGTCTGGGGGGACAATATGTCAAAGTTACTCAGTGCCAACACGCACCCGACCTCTTTCAGTGGTAAGGATGGTCAGGTGAGCATCGTGTTTACCCCGGATTGGAAGAAATTTGGGATGAAGGGAATGAGCAAAGATTTCATGCGCCTTATTGAGAAGCGCCTGTGGGACACGGCCATTTGTTCTTCCGAGGGACTGAAGGTTACCTATCAGGGCACCAAAATCCCTGTGTGTAAATTGGCACAATACGCCGCTATGCACGAGGGGGTCGAAGATGCGGTGGCCTTTACGGACAAGTCTGGTCGGTGGGACATCGTCATTGCCTCGAGTAATTATTCTGGCTTCAATCATGTCTCCTGGGTGAATGGAATCTGCACCACAAAGGGCGGTACGCACATCGACTATGTAGCGAACACCCTTTCCAAGGACATCATCCAGGAACTCACCAAGAAGAAGATCGATGGTGTCGCGAAGCTCAAGCCCATGAATATCAAGGCGGCCATGTTCATGTTTGTGCGGAGCACCATTATCAACCCCTCGTTCAGTAGTCAGGTGAAGTCGGAGTGCACGACCAAGCACTCTGATTTCGGAAGCACCCCTACATGGGACGCGAAGTTCGTAAAGAGCGTTTTGGGTACCGGAATTCAGGAAGAGCTTCTCTCTGTGGCTCGATTCAAGGAACAGAAGGATCTCAAGAAGTCCGATGGGACAAAGAAGAATACTATCAATGGAATCGCCAAACTCGACGACGCCAACTGGGCCGGTGGAACAAAGTCTACCAATTGTACGCTCATCGTCACAGAGGGAGATTCGGCCAAGGCGTTGGCCATCAGCGGTCTCTCGGTGATCGGAAGGGACAAATGGGGGGTGTTCCCATTGCGTGGCAAGCCCCGGAATGTCAGGGATGCGAGTGTGAAACAGCTCATGACCAACCAGGAATTTTCTGATTTGAAGAAGATTCTGGGGCTCCAACAGGATAAGGTGTACAAGAGCCTGGCCGATCTTCGGTACGGAAAGTTGATGATTATGACGGACGCAGACCTGGATGGATCCCACATCAAGGGACTTGTTCTGAATATGATTCACTGTTTCTGGCCGTCTCTGATCGCACTGGGGTTTGTGACGAGTATGGTGACCCCGATTATCAAGGTCGGTACCAGATCCTTCTTCACCAATCAGGCATATGAGAACTGGGTGGAGGCCCAGGGTGGATTGCCACGCGGGGCCAAGGTCAAATATTACAAGGGTCTGGGCACAAGCACCAGCAAGGAGGCCAAGGAATATTTTAGTATGATTGAGAAGTTGACCGTTCAATTTAACGACAATGAAAATACCACAAAGTCGGTCGTTCTGGCCTTTGACAAGTCGCGGGCCGATGCACGCAAGAAGTGGTTGGAAAATCACATTACCAACCCCTCCCCGGAGGTTAAGTACGGAGAGGTGACCCAGTTGAATGTGGACGATTTCATTAACAAGGACATGGTGAATTTTAGCATTGCGGATGTGCGCCGCTCTATTCCCCATATGTGCGATGGTCTCAAACCTTCACAGCGAAAGGTTATGTTCGGGTGTCTCAAACGCAACCTCACGACCGAAATCAAGGTGGCCCAGTTGTCTGGGTACATCTCTGAAGCCTCTGCCTACCATCACGGTGAGGCGTCGCTCCAGGGGACAATTATCGGTATGGCCCACGATTACATGGGCTCTAACAACATCAACCTACTGGAACCATGTGGACAGTTTGGCACTCGTTTGATGGGCGGAAAGGACGCAGCGAGTTCGAGGTACATCTTCACCAAGCTGACAAAGAGCGCCCTGAGCATGTTCAACAAGAAGGACGATAGCACCCTCAAGTTCCTGGATGACGATGGTAAGAATATTGAACCAGAGTATTATGTCCCCTCGCTTCCAGTGGTGCTGATTAATGGGGCAGAAGGAATTGGAACGGGATACAGCACCCAGGTACCCTGTTACAATCCCCTGGACATTAAGAAAAATCTCATGAGGTGTATGAAGGGCGAGGCACCAAAGCCCATGGTCCCATGGTACAAGGGGTTCACTGGTAAGACTTTCAAGAAGAATGAGACCACATGGACCCTGGAGGGCACCTTCACAGAGAGCAATGCTGGCACGATCAAGGTGACGGAACTACCACCCGGCAAGTGGACTCAGGACTACAAGGAATTCTTGGATGGTCTGGTAGAGAAGGGCAAGATTCGAGACTATGACAATCACAGCACGGAGGAGAAGCCCCTGTTCACCATCAAGGGATACGGTGGGTCAGATCCCATCAAGGATCTTGGGTTGTACAAGTCCATCCACACCTCGAATATGTGGCTCATTACCCCGACCGGAATCAAGAAGTACCGTGTTCCTGAAGAGATTATCATGGATTATTTTGAAGTTCGGTTCAAGCACTACAAGGAGCGCAAGAAGAACATGCTCCAGGAATACAAATACCAGGCCGAGCTTGCATCCAACAAGGCCAGATTTGTGAAAGAAATGGTCGAGGAAACCATCAAGGTTTTCAAGCGGAAGAAGGCCGATGTGGAGAGCGAACTGGAACGGAAGGAGTTCAAGAAAATTCAAGACACCTACGACTATCTTTTGAACATCAGAACCAGTCAGTATACTGAAGAGGCGATGAACGATCTCATCAAGGAGAAAAACGACCGCATCACCCTCTATAATATTTTGATGAAAACTACCCCCATCGAACTGTGGCAAAATGACCTCGAAAAATTAAGTAACTAATAGTAATGGAGCAGACAAATAATAACTGTTGTCCTATCGGAGACATCAAAGGAAAAGCTTTAACTGCATCTGTACTTTCACTGGATGCAATTGGGCCTCAGGAACAATATTTGAACAACGATCAATCGTCGTTCTTACCGTCGTTTACACGCGTAAACAACAATGCTATCTTCCAGCGCGAGACTAGATTCGGTGGTGGTTCCACCGAGTATTTTGGGAATACTGTTCGTCATTCTTTCAAAACACGAGAAATGGGAGACATGCTGGGAAATATGTATTTAAAAACCACCGCCCCGGTTATACCCGAAATTCCAGCCTCCTCCAATGTAATCATTACATTCCCAGGGGAATATTCAGAGAGTATCGGCCCGTCCGAATCTTTCAGTATATTAGGGTCAGAGCTCAAAAGAATCGAATTGGGCTCTACTACCTTATTACCATACACAACCCCGGGTAACTCCTTTAACAGAACGCTCGGGCTCCCGGAACAGTATCGGGAGGATTTAAACAATGTGGCCGTGGGGTTCTTAACCACTCAGTCCAACATAGGAAATCAACTTTTTAATCAGCCATGGGTGGTCAATAATTATGACAACGCATTCGCTCCACTGAAAGAGGGATTTCCGGTACAGGTTGGGCTGGCGACCTATGAGGTCGTTGATCATTCTTCTACTATTGTCGATGGTGGATTTAGGAACTTTGAGTTGAAGAATATTGGGAGGGCCAGTAAAAGAGATGTGATGTTTGGTCCGG